CCATCCCACCACCCAGGCTCCTTCATGATTTGGGTGATGATCTGGAAACCGTTGATATGGCCTCTTCCCATTACTGGTTCTCTCTTTCTTCAATACGAACAGTCACGTCGACCACGACGGACAGCGTGGAGCCGCCACGCCACGCCCTCGTGGCATCAACGATGTTGAACGCTTCCCGCAGCGTCTCCTCAAGCCACTCGGCGTTGGCCTCGGCACGGTCTGCCTCGTTGTGGAAACCTTCGGATCGGGCGATTCGCCCGTCATGCTCAAAGCCTGCTTTCAGGTCTTGGCTCTCAACTCTCCGAGTCTTGTGCATCACTCCTCCTCTTGCTTGTCGCCTGTGAGCGGGTCGAACTTCTCCCGCTCGCAGTCCATGAGCCAGATGGCCCAGTCTCCGTAGTTGCCACGGGCGCGCTCCACCCGCTCCTGATGCCGACGTGCGTCGGCCTTGTCGAACTGAGCCATGCGGCTCTCCTCTCTAGTAGTCGTCATCCCACCGCTCGCCTGCGAGCGTCGGGTCGAACCATGACGGGGCGATGGGCGAGTCGGGATAAATCCGACGGTGCTCCTCGTCCCTCTCCAAACGCTTCTCCCAGTGGTGATCGCACCGTGGGATCGGCGTGCCTGTGCCCGTCAACGACGGACGCATCTCTACTTCGCCCCTGCACTCGGCAGGGTTATCGATGCAGTCACGCAGCATCATTCACTCTCCTTGTCTTGCCACGCCAGGTAGGCGCAGTCCTTGTCGTGGACTCGTTCCAAGTCCACCCACACCGCCGCACAAGCGGGACACGGCCCGTCATCTTGGAGCCAATGCTCCAAGAACACCTTCGGAGTATCCAGCATCAGCCTTCCTCTCTATTCAATGACGATCCACTCAGCGAGCAGCAAGGCTGAGATGCCAGCCAAGCACTCCCTGAGAACCAACAAGTCGCAATCCCGAAAATGCGCCTTCTCGGTGCCTGTTCCCCAAGCACCACACGACGAGCACTCCCACCCGTAGTCTTCGTTCACGAGTCTTCTCCTCCCTTGTCGAAGCTGATGTGGTACAGCCACAGAGCCATCACGAAGATGACGATCCAGGCCAGCAGATGAAACCCGTTCATTGGTTCCACCGCCCATCCCCTGCGACCCTGTCGTCGTCACGGTTGTGGTTGGCCCTGGATGCGCCGAGATCACGCCGCCGATCCGACGACGCCCGCACCGATCGTGGCACACGCACCACCGACCGACCGAGCGAGTCTTCGACCCAGCCAGTCTCCTCCAATGGTTGACCGTTGACGGTAATCACCACTCCACCCCCTGCCCATCGAACGGCTTGTCGTTGAACAGGATCGGCGCACCGCAGCGTGCGTCGTGATCCCGACGGTTCTCTCCCACCTTCGGGGAGCGGTGATTGTCGGGGAGCTTGTCCCCGATCTGGAAGGGCGCAACGGCCCATTGCTTCGCCATGGTTGTCTCCTTTGGTTGGCGATCTACTAGGGGCACTCGTTCATGAGCCGATCGATCTCGGCGTTCAGCCGATCGACCTCTGCTTTGTGCAGCTCGGCCCAGCCTTCGGTGCTGCCCTTGAACAAATCCAACTCACGCTGCGTAGCGTTGCGCTGCCTAACCAGCAGCTCAACGTCAGCGATGATGTCTTCGATGAACTCTCCTGCCATGGGTCCTCCTGTTCCCACCAGCCAAGGTGGTAAACGTTTACCACCTTGGCGCTAGAAGATGGTTCTCTCCCAGCAACAACTAACTTACTACAAACAGAAACCTATGTCAAGGACCATCGGACTCTAGGCGCACCCTGCACGCACGCCACGCCACGATCCGACACCTACCCGCCGCACACGCACCCGACACACACCGCCACCAGCCACGATCCGAACGCCAAGGTGGTAAACGTTTACCACCTTGGCGCACCTGACTCGCACCCTGCACGCACCCGACTCGCACCCCACTCCACCACCACTATCAACCACGATCCGAATCGGAAAACGACGAAGGCCCGCCGGCGAAGCCGGCGGGCCGTTCGGTCGTTAGGTTGTAGCGGCCCGCACGCCGTCAGGCGTGCGGGCCGTGGTGTCAGCCGATGGACTCGGCGGCGGCGTTGCGGGCACGCCGCTTGGCGATCGCCGCCGTCAAGGCGTCCAGCATGGCGTCGTCGGCTTGGTCCTCGATGAACGAGACCATGCGGCCGAGCGTCACGGCCTTGGCGTCATCCTTGGCTGTCTTGACGATGGCCTTGGCCTGGGCCGTGGCGCCGTCCTTGATGGCCTTGGCGGCCTTCTCGGCGTCCTTGTCGCCCTTGCCCTTGCCCTTGCCCTTGCCCTTGGCGGGCTGGGCGCCGCGCTTGATGATGCCGAGCGCATCCTTGACGGCCTTGACGTGGAAGGGCTGGGCGTCCTTGCCCGTCAGGGACGCCGTCAGTTTGTCGACGTCCAGGGAATCGGCGCCCGTGGTGAACGCTCGGATCGCAGCGACGGTCGGGACCTTGCCCGCCGTGAATGCGAGCGACCGATCGAACGAGAGCCGATCGGCGGCCCGATAGAACGCCGCCCAGGTGCTGACGGCCTTACGTCCTCCCGTGTTGTGGGTCGCCCAGTAGTCGGCGTGCGGGCCGTAGTTCATCTCGGCGCCGAGTGCCTTCCAGAACGCCGTCAGGGCCGTTTGGTCGTCGGCCTTGACCAGTGCCAACGCCTGACCGACGACGGCGGCGGCGTGGTGCACCTTGACGTCGGCCGATGCGATCGCCTTGGCGGCCGTGATCTGGTCGGTTGTGAATGTTGCTTGAGTGCTCATGGGTTGTTCCCTTTCTCTTGAGCTATCGGCACGGGGTCCCCTGCCGACACCCGTATCGTCGCATACCCTCACGCCTACGTCAAGGACCACGGGACATATGGGCCGCCGTATCGGTTACGCGCCCAGACCGTCAGACCGTCAGGCCGTGACGGCGGCGGGCCGTCGGGTGGTAAACGTTTACCACCTTTGCGGACATATCAGGGCAAATGTCTGGCCGTCACAGAAGTAGTGAAACCTTTGATCATCTCACCTTGAACGATCGTGGGCACCCGCCCCCACCCCCTGCGGGGGGTACCCCGTCGCCCGCTCCTATATTGTATCTATTGAGGGCCGATGCGTGTGGTTTTTGTAACTTGGTGTGCCGCATGTCACAGTGCCTGGGCGGGGGTAGGACTGCACTGGACTGGGGGGCGCACTGTTAGCGACGACGCTGTTTGGGCGTCGTCGCACAGTAACGGTTGGTGCCGTACAAGCCTGTCGGATGTACGGCGGGTTTGTACTGCGGTACTGCGGTTGCTGGTACTGCACTGGTGTTACAGGTACTGTAGGGGGGAGGGGGGGGGGGGGGGGGGGGGGGGGGGGGGGCGCCCCCCCCCCCCCCCCCCCCCCCCCCCCCCCCCCCCCCTCCCCCCACTGTTACAGTAATAGGTGTAGTGTCCCACCGCAACCACGGGACACAAAAACCTACACATTAGGAGGTTAGAAACATGCCACAAAACGGAGGCGGTAAAGGCTGGGTAACCGACCCAGATACCGGCCAGTTGCGTATGCCTGATGATTGGGCGAGGTATCTGGATTGGTTGTTGGATGAGTCTCGTGTGCCTGCTACGTCGGTGGCGTGGGCTGAGGAGAACGGGTACAACGATCGTACGGTGCGTCGGTGGAAGGCTGATCCTCGGTTTATTCGTGAGTGGGACCGTAGGGCGGCTGAGCTAAACGTCCACCCCGAGCGGACTCAGGGAGTTGTGGATGCGTTGCATCGTGCGGCAGTTGCGGGCGACGTGAAGGCTGCGTCTTTGTATTTGCAGTACATTGAGAAGTTCACGCCGAAGCGTCGTTTGGTTGTGGATGATGACCGTGATGTGGTTGGTTTGTCGGATGCGGAGTTGTCTGCTGAGTTGGCGCAGTTGATGGAGGGTTTGGATGCGAGTTAATCCGAGGACGTTGATGGAGCTTCATGAGTCTGGCGAGTTGCTGAATCCGCTTGGCAAGCAGGGCGATGTAGATATTGATTGGGGCGATGACGCTGATGTGGTGATTGAGGCGTCGTGTGATTTGGAGAACCCTGAGTCTTGTGAGTCGTGCCAATGAGTAAGTCCCGTGTGAATGAGGCTGGTAACTACACGAAGCCTGAGATGCGTAAGCGTTTGTTTGAGCGGATCAAGGCTGGTGGTAAGGGCGGTAAGCCTGGTCAGTGGTCTGCTCGGAAGGCGCAGATGCTAGCGAAGGAGTACAAAGCTTCTGGCGGGGGGTATACGAACTGATGGGTAAGGCAAAGTCTCAGAAGTCGTTGACAGAGTGGACTCAGCAGGATTGGCGCACTTCTGATGGGAAGCGCGCCCGTCGCAAGGGCGGCACTACTCGGTATTTGCCTGCTGCTGCTTGGGAGGCGTTGACTCCTGAGCAGAAGGTGGCGACGAACAAGAAGAAACGTGAGGCTTCAAAGAAGGGGAAGCAGTTTGTTGCCAATACGAAGGCCGCTAAGGAAGCTGGTCGTAGAGCTAGGAGCTAGTTATGGCGAAGAAACCTGATCCTCGTTTGAAGCGTGCTGGCGTTTCGGGCTACAACAAGCCGAAGCGTACGCCGAACCATCCGACGAAGTCGCATGTTGTGGTGGCAAAGTGTGAAGATGGTTCGATCAAGACGATTCGATTCGGCCAGCAGGGCGTGTCTGGTGCGGGCAAGAAACCGAAGACGGCTGCTGAGAAGGCGCGCCGTAAGTCATTCAAGGCTCGCCATGCGAAGAATATTGCGAAGGGTAAGTGCTCGGCTGCGTACTGGGCAGACAGGGTGAAGTGGTAATGGCTTCTCCGAGAACTTCGAATCCTCGCAAGTCTGCGAACAACTACCGCAAGAATCCTGCGTCGTACAAGAACAAACTGGAGTACGACAAGCAGTACAACGCCCGTGAGGACCGCAAGCAGTACCGTCGAGATCATGGCCGTGCCCGTTATGCGGCGCAAAAGATGGGTATGGCGGTGACTGGGCGTGATATGTCGCGCAATAGCGACGGTTCGTACAGCGTGGAGAACTCGTCTACGAACCGTGCCCGCAATGGGCACGGTAAGAACCGCAGGTACAAGTAGTGGCGTATTCGTTTTCTGAGCTGAAGCGTGAGGCTGAGTGGCGTCGGTGCGTGAAGGACGAGCAGTATTTCCTAGAGAACTACTGGCATATTGCTCATCCTGCCAGGGGCCGTGTGCTGTTTGAGTTGCGTGACGCTCAGAAGTTCGCTCTGAAGGAATGGGCAAACGAACGCTACAGTCTGACATTGAAAGCCCGCCAGATCGGGTGGTCTACGCTGGTTGCAGCGCACCAGTTCTGGCTGGCGTACTTTCATTCGGACCAGAACATCATCGATTTGTCTCGTACGGAGCGTGAATCGGTGCTGTTGTTGAAGAAGACGAAGTATGGGCAGAAGCATTTGCCTGACTGGATGGCTGAGCGGGGGCCACGCTCGCTGGTTGAGCACCAGCAGCGCATGGCTTTTGACAACGGTTCGCAGATTACGTCGATGCCGTCGGCGTCTGACCCTGCCCGTGGCGAGTCTGCGTCGCTTATTGTCGTGGACGAATGGGCGTTCTTGCCGAATCCTGAGGATGCGTGGGCGTCGATTGAGCCTGTGGCCGACATTGGTGGCCGAATCATTGGCCTGTCGACCGCTAACGGGTCGGGCAACTTCTACCATCAGCTCTGGGTGGGCGCTACAGCGGGCACGAACAAGTTTGCGCCGATGTTTTTTCCGTGGTCTGCGACTGAAGACCGTGGAGATGCGTGGTATCAGGACAAACGAGAGTCGATGTTGCCGTGGCAGTTGGCTCAGGAGTACCCGACAACGCCTGAAGAGGCGTTTGTGAAGTCAGGTAACCCTGTTTTTGACTTGGATGTGCTGGATCAGTTGGAATCGCAGGTTTGTTACGGCGATAAGGGCGATATGTGGCGTCATGAGAACATGGTGGAGTTTAGAGCCGCATGAGTCTTGAAGTTTGGCAGTACCCAGAGGTGCATCACGCCTATGTTATGGGTGTAGATACCGCTGAGGGCCTTGGTCACGGCGACTACAGCGTGATTCAGGTGCTGGATGTGGGTACTGGCGAGCAGTGCGCTATTTGGCACGGCCACATTGCCCCTGATTTGCTTGCTGAAGAGGTGTATGCGGTCGGCCTGTGGTATCGGGACGCTTTGTGCTGCGTAGAGTCTAATAACC